ACGAAAAACCACAAGAATTCTTTGCTCACAAACAAGGTGAGATGAGACAAAGTGGTAAAAATGAATATGTGTTAACAAAAGACGACGTTGAGAATTACGGTAAGGACGAAATAATGAAATCATTTAACCCAGACTTAGACAATGCAGCTCAGTACTAATGTTCAGTTTCTTTTAGAAACACAAACACAATTTAGAATTTTACATTGGCAAACCAAAGGTTATGCAAGACATAATGCTTTTGGTGGAATTTATTCGGCACTTGATGATTTAATTGATACCTTTACTGAAACCGCAATGGGTAAGTACGGTAGATTTTCTTTGAGTGAAAACGAAAAAACTTTAAACCTACAAAATATTTCTGACTTAGAATTGGGTCTTTTTATAAAGACAATTAAAGGAAAACTTTTAGAGATGAATTCAGACTTGACAGATAAAGATTCTGATTTATTAAATATTCGTGACGAAATGTTAGGAGAAATAAATAAATTAAGTTATCTATTAACTTTAGAATAAAATTATAATATAAAATGATATCAGGCTCAGCAGCAACAACAGGTACAACATTAACAAGAACGTCATTATCCTATATTAATGGATTAGTGACCGGTGCAACGTCTCAAGGATTATATCATGTATTTGTTGACAATCAACATATTGACGATACCATGGTAGATGAATTGAAAAATGTTTATGGTTATAATGTTACACCTAAAAATTCCTTTATGGGTACACATAATGATTACATCATTAGTTGGGGACCCGAACCAATCGTATAACGATTAAAAATATATTAAAAAAAGATTAACCCGGATTTTGAAGTTCGGGTTTTTTTATGTATATTTTAGTATAATATTTCTATTAATTTAAATTTTAAAAACATGTCAACATTTGATGCAGTACTGGCACAGTACGAGAAGAACAAGAACAACGCCACAAGTGGCAACGCAGGAAAAATCTCGCAAGAGGACAGATTAAAACGTTATTTCACAACTATTTTACCTAAAGGTTCAAAAGGTGAGGAAAGACGTATCCGTATTTTACCAACTACAGATGGTACATCACCATTTAAAGAAGTGTATTTCCACGAAGTACAAGTAGACGGTAAGTGGGTTAAATTATATGACCCAAAACAAGAAGGAAAACGTTCACCATTAAACGAAGTTTATGACAGTTTAATGATGACGGGTGTAGAATCAGATAGAGAATTGGCAAGAACTTACCGTTCTCGTAAATTTTACATCGTAAAAGTTATTGACCGTGATAACGAACAAGACGGGGTTAAGTTTTGGAGATTCAAACATAACCACAAAGGTGATGGTATCATGGACAAAGTATTCCCAATTTTCCGTAACAAAGGTGATATCACCAATGCTGAAAACGGACGTGATTTAATTCTTTCTTTAGCTTTGAGTAAAGCGGGAACAGGAAAAGAATATACAACAATTAACTCAATCATCCCTGAAGATATGGGTTCATTACATACAGATGCAACTGTATCTGAAACATGGGTTAACGATGAATTGACTTGGGCGGATGTGTATTCACAAAAAAGTGAAGATTACCTTGAGTTAGTGGCAAGAGGTGAGGCACCACGTTGGGATAGTGACCTTAAGAAATATGTTTCATCTACATCAGGTGAAGAAACTTTCGGAGGAGCTAAAACACCTACAACTTCAACACCTACGGCACCTGTGGTTGACCCACAAATCGACGAGGAAGTTGACGAAGAATTACCTTTCTAATAAACAAACAACAAGGAACCCTTGGATTCACCTTGGGTTCCATTTTAAAACAACCAACATGGCAATTAAAAAAAATGACTTTTCTGTCTTAAAGAAAAAGTTCTCTAAAGAAGCGTCTTTCAAAGCTGAAAGATTCTTTGATTTAGGTAACGCTTTCTTGGAAGCAACGGGGTTACCCGGTCCTGCAATGGGACACATAAACATGTTACTTGGTCACTCAGATACAGGTAAGACCACAGCATTAGTGAAAACTGCCGTTGATGCACAAAAGAAAGGAATCCTTCCTGTCTTTATCATCACAGAACAGAAATGGGATTTCCCACACGCTAAATTAATGGGTTTTGAATGTGAACAAGTAGTTGACGAGGAGCAATTGATTGGGACGGATTTTTCCTTTTCAACAATAACTTCCAATACATAGAACAAATTACAGATTACATCAACGAATTACTTGACGCTCAAGCTAAAGGTGACATTCCTCACGATATGTTGTTTTTATGGGATTCTGTAGGTTCTGTTCCATGTAAAATGACTTTTGATGGTAAAGGTGGTAAACAACATAATGCGTCCGTATTATCGGATAAAATCGGAATGGGTCTGAATCAACGTATTTCAGGTTCAAGAAGAACAGATAACGATTATACAAACACATTGGTAATTGTAAACCAACCATGGGTAGAATTACCTGACAATCCATTCGGTCAACCAAAAATCAAAGCTAAAGGTGGTGAAGCCATTTGGTTAAACTCAACTTTAGTATTCTTATTCGGTAACCAAAAACAACTAAAATCTCAATCACTAAAGATAAGAGAAAAGTTAAAATCGCAACAAGAACTAAAATCTCAATTATGAAGAACCACGTAAATGGTTTGGGATATGAAGATGGACGTATCTTGGTAACATCTCACGGGTTTATGCCGGGTAGAGATGATGTTGAAGAGAAAAAATCAATCGAAGACTATAAAAAAATCTCAGGAGATTATATTAGTGAAAGATTAGGTGTCAGTGTTGCAGACATCGCGGATGTGAAAGTTGTAACAGAAGAAGAGTAATTAATAAAACAAATTTAAATGTCGGTTTTACTTGTTGACGGAGACAATTTACTTACGATTGGGTTCTATGGTGTTAAGAATTATTTCTATAAAGGAAATCATATTGGTGGATTATACCATTTTATTAATACCCTTAGAAAATCATTTGAATTATATAAGTTAGACAAAATCGTAGTATTTTGGGACGGTCATGAGGGTTCTCAAACCCGAAAAAAACTCTATTGTCATTACAAAGAGAATAGAAAATCAAGAATAAGAACCGAAGAAGAATTAAGCTCTTATAACTACCAAAGAGAACGTATTAAACAATACCTTGAAGAGTTATTCGTTAGACAAGGTGAATATGAGTATTGTGAGACCGATGACGCCATCGCATATTACACTCAAAACTCACCGAAAGAAAAAATAATTGTTTATTCATCTGATGGTGATTTAACACAATTAGTTTCTTCTAACACACAAATCTACAACCCATCTCATGGGAAGTTATACAAACAAAAGGATACTATTATTTATGACCACGAAGAACTCTTAATTGAAAACGTAAAGTTGGTTAAGATGATGTGTGGTGACGCATCGGACAACATTGCGGGTATTAGAGGTATGGGAGTTAAGAGTCTTTTGTCTCTTTTCCCCGAACTAAGAACGGAACCACTTACACTACAACAAATAAAAGATAAATCTAATATTTTATTTGAACAGGATAAGAACAACAAATTAGTTACCAAATTACTCACAGGTGTTACAAAACATGGGGTTTTAGGTGAAGAATTTTTCGAAATAAATAATAGTATCGTAAGTTTGGATAAACCTTTTCTCACTGACGAGGCAAGAGAGGATATCGAACTCCTTATAAATGAAAATTTAGACCCCGAAGGACGGTCGTATAAAAATACGATGAAAATGATGATGGAGGATGGACTATTCAACGTGTTACCAAAATCAGACGACGCTTGGATTAAGTTCCTAAACCCATTCCTTAGATTAACAAGAAAAGAAAAAAATAAAAGCTACATTAAATTTAAAATCAAATAACACAATGCAAAACCAAGAAATTACAAAATTCGAATTCCTATTAACATTAGAAGGAAACATCATTATCCAACGATTTTTTAATGTTAAAGATTACAATCCAAGAGCGAGACGTTCGATGGATATGCACTACTCAGTAAAAAATATTTGTGACGAAATTTCGGAAGATTTGAAAATGAAAAGTTCCGACTACATGAGTGAAAATCCCAATTATTTTTACGGTTCTGATGTTTCAGAAGATGGGGATGAGAACAAAGAAGAACACTTTTTATTGGAAGTAAAGCTAGGCGACGATGTATTTATTTCTAGAATATTCCCAGCACATTACTACCATCCTAAAGCGAGATACTCGGTGGATGTTAGACCAAAAATCAGAGGTATTTTGTCAGAATTGACAGATATATTGTCATCTAATGACTTAGAGACAAGTTACCTACAATATGAGCTGTAATTTTTTTAGAAAATATAAACAAATATAAACATGAGTGAAAAGAATTTCGGTTATTTAGGTCAGTCGTTCCAGGTTTCTTTATTGAAAACAATTATTGAAGACAAAAAATTTGCTAAGAACATCGTCGATGTTATGGAAAGTAAGTACTTTGATAGTCCATACTTTAGATACATTATGGAGAACGTTAAAGAAATACACACTAAGTTCGGGGCTATCCCGTCTTACGATACGTTGGCACAAAAACTAATGTCCGAATCGAACAAAGATACGTCATCCAAATTACACATGGATACGTTAAAAACAATTCAGGAGCACCATATCGATGTTCCTGAATACATTAAGAATACTTCCCTTAATTTCTGTAAACAACAGGTATTAAAGAAAGCAATTAAAGATGTGAACAATATCATCGAAAATGGAGACTTTGAGGAATATGTAAAGATTGAAAAACTTGTAAACGATGCTTTACAAGTAGGTGCATCTTCAGACGGTGCAAAGGATGTCTTTGATGATATTGCAGGGGCGTTGGAAAAAGATTCAAGAGTACCAATCCCAACCGGAATCAATGGAATCGATAGACTTTTAAAAGGTGGTATCGGTATGGGTGAATTAGGAGTGGTATTGGCACCTACAGGTACAGGTAAAACAACCTTATTAACGTTATTTGCCAACACGGCATTTAATGACGGTAAAAATGTTTTACAAATATTCTTCGAGGATAGTGAAACAAATATCAAAAGAAAACACTTTACGATTTGGACAGGTATTGAACCGGATAAACAAAGTGAACACGCTCAAGAAGTAATTTCAATCGTTGAACAAAGAAATAGTGAAAGTAAAAACTTCTTGAAATTATTAAAGTTACCAAGTTTCGGTGTTACAGTTTCAGACATTAAAACTATTGTTAGAAAAATGGAA